CACCCGTAGTCAAAGCCGTGCCCGCTTCATCGCCCACAACCACGTTGTAGTTGCCGCCAGAGGTGATTGAGTTAGCTGCGTTGACACCCACACGGACGTTGGATGTGCCAGCGGATGCAGTGATAATATCTGCACCGTCTGCAAAAGTTACGTCTGCCGCAAAGTTTGATGCACCATCAACATCCACAACATCAAGATTAGCGGTGCCGTCTACATCCAAGTCGCCTGACACGAAGAATGACGGAACAGATAGATCAGTAAACGCATCGACCATCGCACCACCAGAGCCTGCGCCGTCTGAATAAATAGCTTTAGTCTGACCATTAGCAATTGTGATGGTGGCACCAGAGCCTTGCTTGATAATAATGCTCTGTGATCCGCTGGTTGCGTTCTCGATAAACCACAACTTGCTGACCGTGTTTGGCCCTATAGTGATGGTGCAAGTGCTATCAAGAGTTCCAGTGTATTTAAGAAACATGCTCCTGCCGGGATCAGTAGACCCATCGGCAATAGTAGTAGTGTGGGTATCAGCATTAGTCGTAATAGCTTCCGTACCAAAGCTGAATGCCTCTGCAATTAGCTCTAAATTTGTATTCGTACTGGTGCCCCAAGTGCCTGCCTCGTCACCAGTGGCAATCTCTTTTAGGCGCAGATCGTTAACATAAGTTGCCATCTATCTTCTCCGACTTTTCGTCTTAGGCTTTGGCTTCTTCATAGACGCCACATGCTTCTTGAGCGTTTCAGCTTGTTTCTTGTGAGTTTTAGAAGCCTTCTCTAAACCCTTAATAACTTTTTTGACCCTTCGCACCATTAGGCTACCTCTTCCCAGTTAGGTGTTTGACTGTCAGAAACTGCAGTCCAACTTGGTGTTTGACTGTCGCTAATACTACTCCAATTTGGGTCTTGTCCGTCATTTACGATGCCATAAACGAGGAAATATCCTATCGCTCCCGTCGCCGCAACACCCGTGACAGGTATGCTTGCTTGTCCGGTAATCGAAACGCTTCCGACGCCACCTTGAGCTTGGACCCCAGTAATTGCGACACTAGCTGTGCCCGTGACCGCAAGAGAGCCAACAGCTCCAGTGCCTGCATTACCGCTAACAGCAGCAACCGCGCTACCGGTAGCAGTAACCGCTCCGACAGCTCCAGTGCCTGCCACGCCTGTAACAGACGTGCTCGCATCGCCGGAAACCGAAACTGATCCAACCGCGCCCGTTCCTGCCACGCCTGTCGGCGAAATATTTGCCGTGCCCGTGACCGTAAGGGAGCCAACCGCGCCCGTTCCTGCCACGCCTGTCGGGCTTGAGACCGACGACCCTGTTGCCGTAACTGTTCCAACAGACCCGGTTCCTGCCACGCCTGTGACAGCGGCATCGATGCTGAGGACGACTGAGACAGACCCGACAGATCCAGTACCTGCCACGCCTGTGACTTGGATAGGCGCTTCTTCGCCCCAAGCACCCTCACCCCAAGTGCCTCTGCCCCAACCCGTAACATTTGCCATGCTCTAGGCAATACGAATAATCGCATTCGATGCGTCAGCGGCAGGAAACTGTATTGTGAAATCTCCAGAACTCGAAGATTTGTCTGATCCAAAGTCCAAAGCACAAACTGCAGGATCTCCGGAGGCACTATCGTTAAATATCAAAGCGCCTCGCGCAGTAATCGTGCTGGAGCTGAAGGTTAGATCCGAAAAATCCGTGATAGCCGTCGTTCCGTCGTTACTTGGATCAACGCGAGTCAAGGACGCCCCTTTCGCGGTATAACCCGTACCGGATACTTCGTTTGAGGTCGTATACGCTGTGGTGCCTGCCCCCAACGACGCAGAACTTGTGTACAACGCAAGATTGAAGGTGCTGCCTCCTGTGTTTTTGAAGTTATGCACCGCCTCCAAAAGCTCTTTCTTGAACGTTGTACACATCGCTGTGGTAATAGCCATTATAGTCTCCTAAGTATGTCCGCCATGTCTTTGTGACCTTGTTGTTCCAAAGACGCAATCAGCGTGGTTCTGTCGCTTTTGATGGCCTCTCTAATGTAAAAATCTACAGTTTTTTGCACAGAGTCTTTAAAAGCTTCTGCTTGTTGCGCTATCAAAGGATGACAGTTGCCGCCCACGCTTACAATTCTATCTGCTGCCGCTTGCGCCCAAAACTCTGAGTCGTGCCCTTTATTTTCCGAGGTGGACACGTTTACCGCACCCACCTGCAACTGCGTAGCCTCAAAAAACGCCATGTCTATCCTCGGGCAATGTCATATCGATACTCATCACGGGAGCCATAGCCCTCTCCGAGGGCTTTCAGCGATGCGACAGCTTGGGAGAATCTTTGCTCGTATTGTGCTGCTTCTTCCGGATTTTTTAGGAAGGTGGCAGCCTCAACTAATGTTCCGTACAAAAGAGCGTCGGGTGCGTTGTCAGATAACCAAGTTTTATCGGAACCAGAGGTTGTCGTCAAAGATGCAGGTCGATATTTGTAGTGAAGCTCGAAAGAATAGTCTGACGCTGGGGTTGGCCCTAAGATAAACGTGTTATCATCAAACAGAGCGTAATATTGAGTAGGCCCGGTCGTTGACGCATTCGGAGTGTATTGCCGTATAAACGAGACGTGCTTGTACAGGGGATAGGTGTATTCGCTATTGATAATCAGAGCCAAGCTGTAGGTCGCCAAAAAATCTGACGGCGTGGCGAGATACGGAAAGCCCGTTGTGGCGTTGCCGGTCACATTCTTCCGAAACACAGGCAAAGAAACATTTTTGAGAATCCTTTCCTCGGCCTCTTGGATGAATGTATCCAAATCAGCTACAAATGTCGTTTCTGCTGTCTCGCAGTAATCTTGTACGGTTGACTTCAGCGTTGCTAATGTAAAACTCATGTCGTCACCACCGTCACTTCACCGACACGCCCCGAAGCTTTTACAGGCACAAAAGGGTTGATCTCGACAACCGGAACGCCAACCGACACAACCATTGGCTCAACTCGGTCTGGTCTGGGATTCTTCAGTGCCTGCGGATCGTCTACACGTGGCAGCGGCAGCAGTTGCGGTTGTTTTGGCTCGAACTCATCGAAACCTACTAAACTGCCGTTCCACTCTTTCCGCATGCGATTTAATTTGTATCGGAAACCAGAGCGATCTGATATTCCATAAGCGTTTTTACCCGAAGCAAAAGCCATCGTTACACCCCGTATTTATAAGTTGGCGGGCTTATCTTAAACGACGCTCGGTCTCTATCCTCTTCCATAGCGCGAATCATTTCTTCTTCGTAGACAGCTTTGAGAGGACCCATCATCTGCGGATTTTTTTTCATCGATAAGTAATAAGCCAAACCTGCCGCAAGACAAGGGTAAAAGCGGAAAGGGATGTCTACCGTGTTCGTGAAAGTGTCGGCGTCTTCGATTCGAGTGAGACGATTGAACTTCAAGATATCGGTGTTGTTATCCGGCACGGGCCATATTTTGAGCACTGGCGTTATTTGTCGATCTAAAAAAAATTGATTGGGCCGACCTGTTTGCGTTTTTGTGGGTATATTCAAAAACTCAGAACGGCTCAAACGGTCGATTTCAAAGTCTGTGCCATCTCTCGTAACCACAGTCGACAAAATATCAATCGTCGATTGTACATCGGTAAGGTCTTGTACGGCAGAGACCGTCGTCGTGGCTGCGCTCGTGCCACCCGTAATAGTTTCGCCATTTGAAAAGGTGCCAACCGGGATGGTGGTGGCCACAGAGGTGGTCGAGGGCTTGCTCGTTATGCTTGCCGTGGCTGCGCTCGTGCCCCCTGTAATCGTTTCTCCTACAGAAAAACTAGCAGACGAGGCGACGGAGAGTGTTAAGGTGCCTGCTGGGTACTCGCTGACACCGGAAGCCACCGTTATCGATGTTTGATCGATTGTCCACTGATTCAGACCTCGGTTGGCCCAGTCAGCGAACAATAAGTTCATGGATCTTTTCGCGGTTTTGAGATCATAGCCAGTCCTCACCTCTAAGCCGCAACGCTCAAAAGCCTCCTCTATGTACTCAGCTACATCGATCTCAAAGTTTTTGCTACTGCTCGTTGTCATTGTACAAATTATCGAATACACGGTTCACATCAAGCACATAGTCTAAATCAGACTTTGAGTAATGTATGTGCGCCGAAGGCTTAAAATCTGGAGCGCCTGTACCCGTTTCAAACCACGCTGGGTGCGTCACACGGACCCGGTTGTTTGGTAATGCAACGATGTTACCTGTCCACTCCCCCGCATCTAAAAGTTGCAGCACATGGCTTTGTTTGTGCTGTGCTGGATCATCCGCAATTTCACTCTCGGTATAATCGACTGTGAAAAGGTACTTCGCAGGGTACATTTCCCCTGCTATTTTTGCCATCCAAGGACAAGGCGTCGCACGATCAAGGACATAAACGGCATGGTGGTGTGAGGAACAGTCCCACGGTTGTGCATCATGCACCGCCATAGGCTCTGGCCACTCCTCCAAGGGAATATCCGCTACTAGGGCTGTAATGGGCATTCTTGCCCACATAGCGCCACCATGAACAGTATCTTCCTCTTCGCCCTCTGCCTCGATGCCGGTAAAGATCATTTGAAAACTCAAACATCTACAGGGCATCGTCGTTACTGCAACAGCCATAGCGTGTAAAAACTCGCCATGGTACGCCTCGTGATTATGTGTAAATTCTTTACGCACCCAACATTTAAAATGCGGGATGTTCGATTGAAGGTAGGGCATGTTTTACTTAGAAGCCGCACCACCTTTTTTGAATTTACCCGGCATCTTTTTACCGCCGTTTTTCATGCCTTTGGACTTCATAGCTCCGCCCATGCGCATGCCTTTGGGCTTCTTCTTTCCAACTTCGCCGCCGTACTCCATGCCGCCGGGCATCATTTCTTTTTTACCCCCCATGGCTCCGCCTTTGGACTTCATGGCCGCACCGCCCGCCTTCATCCCTTTAGACTTCATAGCCGGAGCTTTTTTCTTGGCTGTTTTTTTGGCCGCTTTTTTCTTGGGGGCACCGTTGCCCAGATTTACTACTGACATAGATACCTCACAGGTACTTGGTTACTTTTCTACGGTTCTGTAAAACAGCACCGCATCCTCTCGCTATTTCTTGACGGACTTCGCCGCCCTCACTCATGTTTTTCACCGTAGCTTTTCGGGTGTTTTTGACCACCGTCTTGCCTTTTTTACCAGCCTTTTTCTTTTTTCGGGCTGTTGCCGCCCGTTCTGCCTTCGTCAAGGATCTAGCTTTTGACTCTGGCAAGCAGCGGTCTGCATTACGCTTGTCCGGTGACGTGGCGCGCTTACCAACAATATTGCCTTCGCTGTCGATACGAACCCAATTTTGCTTGAGCCATTTCTTCAGTTCACCCATTAGCGGCCTTTCCGTTTCCCGCCCTTGGCCTTCTTGGCGTAGTTGGGGTCTTTGCAGTATTTGCTCGCCGCGAGGTTTGCATATGCGGAGGGATATGTGTCGAAGGTGCGCTTCGCCCAAGCTTTGCCCTCTGGGCAAATTTTGCTCCCTTTGCTTTTTTTGGATGCGCCGCCGCCCTTACGAAAGTAAGAAAGACCTTTTGGCATACTTG